CTGTATCACCAGATGAGATTGAAGCATTGTTCATGTCCAATCATCCAACGATGACCACTGCACAGAAGCAAGCCTTTTCAGCTATCTTCTTCAAGATAAAGAAAGAACAGCCTATGGGTAATGACATAGCACAAGAGGTGCTATCAAAGTTGTTCTCTCAGGTGATTGGTGAAGACATTGCAAACTTAGGTGTTGACTATGTAACAGGTGACAAGACAAGCCTTGAGCCACTACGTATGATACTAGAACAGTACGGTGATGACTTCTTGCCTAACCTAAATGTTGAGTGGGATGACATTGAGATTGAAACTTTGCTTGCCAAAGCAGACCTAGAAGCTAGATGGACATTCAATATCAATAGCCTCACTCGTAAGGTTGAGGGTGTTAATGCAGGACATTTAATTGAGATAGGTGCTAGACCCAATACGGGCAAGACATCCTTCCATGCTAGTCTTATTGCTGCACCCGGTGGGTTTGCACATCAGGGTGCTAACTGTATTATCTTATGTAACGAAGAAGGATACCACAGAGTAGGAGCAAGGTATCTTACTGCTGCTACAGGTATGACTATGCGAGAGGTAAAAGAAAATCCAAGCAAAGCTCGTGACCTATATGCACCAGTCAAAGAACGTATCAAGATTAAAGATGCAACAGGACGTGACATGGCTTGGGTAGAGAGTATATGCAAGACATATAAACCCGACATCGTTCTACTTGATATGGGTGATAAGTTTGCCAAGACAGGTGGCTTCTCTCGTATGGATGAAGCACTAAAAGCAAATGCTGTTCATGCACGAATGATTGCAAAGCAGCATGAGTGTGCAGTGTTCTATATGTCTCAGCTTTCTGCTGAAGCAGAGGGTAAGGTGTTACTTAACCAGTCTATGATGGAAGGTTCTCGTACAGGTAAAGCTGCAGAAGCAGACCTAATGGTGTTGATTGCAAAGAACCCACCTGTTGATGGACAAGAAGAAGAAGACACACAGCGACACTTGAACGTGGTTAAAAATAAATTGACAGGCTGGCATGGTGTGGTACACTGTGAGTTGGATTACAAGACAGCGAGGTACACAGTTTGACACAGTTAGATTTCTTTAATGAAGAAAAAATAAGTGAACTGTGTGAAGATGGTTTGGTTTGTATCAAGTGTGATATAAGACAACCAATAACTAACTTTCAACAAATGTCTTATACTAAAACAGGTGACGCAGAAATAAAAAGAACATGCAGGTCTTGTCAACGTGGACACCGACAAGTGATTGCTACATTAAGGAGAAGTAACGTATACCCACAAGAGGCTAGTTATAAATGTCCTATATGTAGAAGAACAATAGATGAAGTAAACAAGTATGGTCAGAAATTATTAGGTACGTGGGTTCTTGACCACTGCCACGATACCAACACCTTTCGTGGTTATATATGTAAACATTGTAACGATGGTCTTGGTGGTTTTAGAGATGACTTGACAACAGTTAAAAATGCTGTTAAATATCTACAAGAACATAAGGAGAAGTTAAATGAAACTAACACTTGACGTAGAGAATACAGTTGTCAGTCGTAATGGCAAGATGCACCTTGATCCCTTTGAGCCAGAGAACTCATTGACTATGGTAGGTGTACTGACTGACCAAGGTGTAGAGCAGCACTTCCCGTTTGACCATGAGGAACATCTTAGTGGGCGGGATTACAGTGACCGTGTGCAGTGGTTTCTTGATGAAGCTACTGTGCTTATATGCCACAATGCTGCATATGATTTGATGTGGTTGTGGGAATCAGGATTTAAATATGATGGGCCTGTGTTTGATACGATGCTTGCTGAGTATGTATTGCAGCGTGGTATTAAAGAACCACTATCTCTTCAGGCTTGCGCAGAGCGTTATGAATTAGATACAAAGAAACAAGATACATTAAAAGAATATTTTGCAAAGGGTTACAGCACAAAAGATATTCCTATTGATGAGTTGGCAGACTATTTATCTGCTGACCTACATGCCACGCAGCAGTTGTCTGATAAGTTAATGTACAGATTAAATACACCACAAGATACGGGCTTACTTAAAACTGTTGACCTAACTAATCAAGTCGCTGTTTGTTTAGCCCGTATATATCAACGAGGATTTAAAGTAGACTTGTCTGTACTAGATAATGTTAAGGAAGAGTTTGAGCAAGAACGAAAACAATTGCAAAAAGAATTACAAGAACACGTTTATAATGTAATGGGTGACACACCTATAAACTTAAATAGTCCAGAGCAATTATCTTGGGTTATATATGGTCGTAGAGTTCTTGATAAGAGTGATTGGGCTACACGCATTGACCCATACATGACAGGTGATGATTTTAAATCTATGATCTCAAGCGGCACAGAGAGGTTATATAAAACAGAAGCGCAACAGTGCAGTGATTGTAACGGTACAGGTTTTATAAGAAGACTAAAAAAGAATGGACAGCCGTTTGCTAAAGCTAGTAAATGTAAGGACTGTAATGGTAATGGTTATTTATTCAGACCGTCTGCAACCTATGCAGGATTTAAGTTTGTACCACCTACACCCAAATGGGCTAGTGCAAATGGTTTTACTACAAGCAAGAATAACCTTGAGATACTAGAGAGTGCCGCCCGTAGTAAGGGTATGGTTGAGGCAGAAAACTTTTTGAGAAAGGTTAAAAGGTTGAGTGCGGTAGACACGTACCTATCATCTTTTGTTGAAGGTATAAAAACTTATACCAAACAAGATGGTATGCTACATGTACGTCTATTGCAACATAGAACTGCTACTGGTAGGCTATCAGGTGCAGACCCTAACATGCAGAACATGCCACGTGGCGGCACGTTTCCTGTGAAGAAAGTATTTGTGTCACGATTTGAAGGTGGTAAGATAATGGAAGCTGACTTTGCACAGTTAGAGTTTCGCGCTGCCGCCTATCTCTCACAAGATGGAGTAGCAATTGAAGAAGTATCTACTGGATTTGATGTACACTCATACACCGCTAAAGTTATTACCGATGCTGGTCAACCTACGGATAGGCAGACTGCAAAGGCTCACACGTTTGCACCGCTTTATGGCGCAACGGGCTTTGGGAGAACGCCAGCGGAAGCAGCATATTATGAACACTTTACAGAAAAATACAAAGGAGTCAAAGATTGGCATACCCAACTGGCTAAAGAAGCTGTAGATACTTTGAAGATAACTACACCAAGTGGTAGGGAGTTTGCTTTTCCAAATGTAATGCGTAAGTCTAGTGGTAGAGTGACTAACTTTACACAGATAAAAAATTATCCAGTGCAATCTTTTGCTACGGCTGACATTGTTCCCATAGCCTTACTGCATATAGATAATTTATTAAGAGATAAAAAATCTTGCATAGTTAATACTGTGCATGATAGTATTGTAATTGATGTTCACCCTGATGAAGAGTCTTTGGTTATCAGTGCTATAGATGATACTAATAAGACTTTGCCTGAACTTATACAAATACGTTGGGGTGTTAACTTTAATGTGCCTCTGCTTTTAGAGGCAAAAATTGGACCGAATTGGCTTGACACGCAAGACGTAGCGTGATATAACTATGGCTCATTCTAAAGGAAAGGATAAGAAATGACACAGTTAATAACTACAGATAAGAATAGCTATGCTGCTATGGCAAAGATGGTAGGCATAGCAAACGAGGGTGCAGCATACAGTGATAGCCAGCTTCCACGTTTGAAAATGATCCATGAATCTATCATGGGTACGAAAGAGTTTGATGGTAAACAGGCAAAGGTTGAAGTTGTAGAAGCAGGTTCTTTTAAGCTAGAGATGCCTAACGGTTCTGTTCACTACGCACCTAGTATTAAGATGCGAATGATCTTGCAGAGGTTCAGCCACAAGCGTTGGATTCCCGGTGATGCAAAGACACAAGGTCGTTATGTTAAGTCAATGATGACTGATGATGCTAAACTTGAGAGTGATTTAAAAGATGATGATGGTGGGTTTAATTGTGGTAAACCTGCAGGATACATCAAAGATTTTAAAGCACTGCCTACTAAAATGCAGGACACAATCAAACAGATTAAACGTGTGCGTGGAATCTTTGGAACGGTTGACCTTGTAAATCCTACAGATGACAATGGCAATAAAGTTACCGTAGATACTACACCATTTATTTGGGAAGTAGAAAATCGTGAGGCATTTAAAGAAATGGGTTCAGTGTTTGCTTCCTTGTTTAAAATGCAGCGTCTACCTATGCAGCATTACATTACAGTAAATTCTGATGAGCGTCAGATAGCTAGTGGTAACAAGTATTATGTACCAGTTCCATCTTTAGACTTATCAGTTGAGATACCTACAGATGATGCTACTCAAGAACTAGGTGCAAACTTTATGGCTTGGATAGATAGACAAAATACTTCTATCATGGAAAAGTGGAAGGAGAAAGTTGATGCCAAGATGAGTGATGACGATGTTGATGTGGTCAATGATATGGTTCAGATTGAAGTGGATGATGAGGAAGCAGCTTAATGAACCATCCTGCTGAGATAGCATTACACCAATACTTAGAGAGTGCGGTTAAGGGTAAAAGTTCTATTAGTGATAAAACAATAGAACAAATATCCAATGACATAACGGATGCGCTAAAGAGACAATTTGGTAGTGGTAGAAGTAGAAAAGATTTTACTATCAGAATGTCTAACGTGGGTAGACCATCATGCCAGCTATGGTATGATAAGAATAAACCAGAGGCCGCACTTCCTTTACCTAACACATTCGTTATGAATATGATGCTTGGAGATATTGTAGAGGCTGTCTTCAAGGGCTTACTAAAGGAAGCGGGGGTAAAGTATGAAGACACGAACAAAGTTACTCTTGACTGTGGTGATACTACTGTTTCTGGTTCTTATGACCTTATCCTTGATGGTGCAGTTGATGATATTAAATCAGCTTCAGACTGGTCCTACAGAAACAAGTTTGAATCCTATGACAGTCTTGCCAGCGGTGATGGCTTTGGGTACGTAGCGCAGCTTGCAGGCTATGCTAAAGCATCTGGTAAAAAAGCAGGTGGTTGGTGGGTAGTAAATAAATCAAATGGAAGATTTAAATACTTACCAGCCACAGGTATTGACATGGATGAAGAGATAACTAAGATTAATGTAACTGTAAACAAAGTAAAGGAGAATAAATTTGAAAGATGCTTTCAACCAGTACCAGAGAAGTTTAGAGGTAAGGAGACAGGTAATACGGTACTTAATGATGGGTGCAAGTTTTGTTCTTATCGTTTTGATTGCTGGTCTTCTTTACAAGAACGGTCTGCTGTAAAGTCACAGGCCAAAATACCGCCCACTGTGGCATATGTTGAGTTAACAGAGGAGTATATGAATGGATGATGAACGACTGGAACTTGATGCTCTTGCAGAAGAGATTAAAACTACTGAGCAAAAACTCAGCGACTTGCGTAAGGAATATCGTGAGCGAAAAACTGCTGGGCTTCGTGATGCTATTGCAGCCCGTAATGAAGCGGATAGAGCAATACAGGAAGAACTCAAGGCACTTGGCGGTAATAGCTATCGCTATAGGATTAATAATCCTAGCTTACTATGGCGTGATCTAGCTTAGTGCATAACGCAAAACAATTTAGGGCAGCACGAAAGTATGGTTATCGTAGCGGTCTTGAACTCAAAGTATCTGAGTATTTAAAAGAACTAAATATAAAGTTTTTATATGAGGGTGTAAAGATTGAGTGGGAAGACTTAGCATATAGAACATACACACCAGACTTCGTGCTGTCTAATGGAATTATAATAGAAACAAAGGGAATGTTTACTGCAGCAGATAGGCGTAAACACATTGCTGTAAAGAGACAGCATCCAAAGTTAGACATTCGTTTTGTATTTGAAAACAGCAGACGTAAACTTCGTAAAGGTGCTAAGTCTACTTACGGTGAGTGGTGTATAAAGTATGGTTTTAGATATTATGATAGGGTTATTCCAGAAGATTGGTTAAAAGAAAAAGGAAGAAACCGACATCCAAAGTTTATAAAGTTTGGTGGTACAAAGGTAAAAAGGAGATAAACATGGACAAGGATTTCCAAGAACTATTAGAAGATGAGAAAAGATTAGCCGCCATTTTAAAACTATCACGTGAAGTTAACCAAGAAGATTTTTTGGTTCGTATAAGACCCTTCACTAAAGATGATGGCACTTGGACTGGCGAGGTTGATATATCTGTTATGGCTCTGCCCTACAACACTCTTAATGATGAGGACTATGAACAGGTAATGCACTTTTCTAAAATGGTTTGTGCTTCGGTTCCTGTAATGCACGAGATAGATGAGTTGCGTCATACCGTAGATGAATATGTTAGAAATGTTATTGACAATGAGGATGAGATTGATATAGAATTAGAAGAAGAATATGTAGAAAAAACATATGATGATAATGTAGTTCACTTAAAGTTCAACACTAAAACAAAGGGGTCAGCATGAGTAGACATGAAGATTATATGAAGAAAAGAATAGCAGAAGATAGGTTCTTTCCAGATGAAGATTATGAGGATATGGTTAATAGTCCCCCACACTATAATCAAACAGGTATAGAGTGCATACATGCTATCTCTGCTGCAACAGATAAAGGTTTTAAATATTATTTACAAGGTAATATTATGAAGTATCTGTGGCGTTTTGATTATAAAGATAAACCACTAGAGGATTTACAGAAAGCGAAGTGGTATTTGGATAAGTTAATTGAAGAGGTTATGGCAACAGATGAAAGTTAAAATGTTTCTTACAATTGATATTGATGAAGAAGAATATCCAGTGCCAGCCGATGGTAGAGTCGGTGACGAATTAGAAGACAGCATCCAAGAATATTTTTATGACATAGAAGGTGCTGACATTAAACATATCAAAACAATAATGGAGTAAAGAGATGATAAGCAATCAATTACCTACAGACTACCAAAACTTTATAGCACTTTCACGGTACGCCCGTTGGAAGGAAGATGAACAGAGAAGGGAGACATGGAGTGAAACTGTCAACAGATATTTTGATTATATGGCTAGGCATTTGTCTGACCACCATGACTATAAGCTACCTGATTCACTGAGAGGTGAGTTAGAGAGTGCCGTACTTAGCCTATCTGTAATGCCTAGCATGAGAGCATTGATGACCAGTGGCCCCGCACTGGACAGATGCCATGTGGGTGGATACAATTGTTCTTACGTACCCGTGGACAGCCCACGTGCGTTTGATGAGACTATGTACATACTTATGTGTGGTACAGGTGTAGGCTTTAGCGTAGAGCGACACAACATTGACAAGTTGCCTATGGTTAATGAGGACTTTCATCGTACAGATACAGTAATAAAGGTAGGTGACAGCAGACCCGGATGGGCAAAGTCACTGAAAGAACTTATTGCTATGTTATATACTGGACAAATACCAGAGTGGGATGTGTCAGAGGTACGCCCTGCAGGTGCAAGGCTCAAGACATTTGGTGGCAGGGCATCAGGTCCACAGCCATTGGTTGAGTTGTTTGAGTTTGTTGTACAGAAGTTCAAAGGTGCAGCAGGTCGCAGACTATATCCTATTGAGTGTCACGACATCATGTGTAAGATTGGTGAGGTTGTAGTTGTTGGTGGTGTACGTAGGTCGGCACTGATTAGCTTGTCTAACCTAAACGATGACCAGATGGCACATGCCAAGTCAGGTCAGTGGTGGCAAAATGAAGGGCAAAGAGCATTAGCTAATAATTCTGTAGCCTACAGGACCAAGCCTGAAATGGGTACATTCATGCGTGAATGGTTATCGTTATATGATAGCAAATCAGGGGAACGTGGCATATTTAATAGAGAATCAGCAATACAACAAGCTGCTAAAAATGGTAGAAGAAAAATAGAAACAGGTTTAAAAGACCCATCTACGGGTCTGTCGTTGCTTTATGCATTCGGTTGCAACCCCTGCAGTGAAATCATCTTACGCCCATACCAGTTCTGTAACTTGTCAGAGGTGGTTGTTCGTGAATCAGATACAGTTGATACACTGAAAGAGAAGGTTCGCCTTGCTACCATACTTGGTACATTCCAAGCTACACTGACTAACTTCAAGTATCTTCGCTCTGTATGGAAAAAGAACACAGAAGAAGAAAGACTGCTTGGTGTGTCTCTTACAGGCATCATGGACAATGCGATTACAGCAGAGGCTAACGGTACACTAGAGACTGCTCTTACCTTGCTGCGTGATGTAGCTATACAGACTAACGCAGCTATGGCAAAGCAGATAGGTATACCACAGTCAACGGCTGTCACCTGTGTCAAGCCTAGCGGCACTGTCTCGCAGCTTACAGATGCAGCGTCAGGTATTCATGCCCGACATAATGCCCATTACATACGCACTGTGCGTGGAGATAATAAAGACCCACTTACACAGTTCCTTATGTCACAGGGTATACCAGCAGAGGCAGATGTAATGAAGCCAGATAGCACAACAGTATTCAGCTTTCCAATGAAGTCACCTATGGGTGCAGTCACACGGACACAGATGAACGCTATTGAGCAGCTTGAGTTGTGGCTTATGTATCAGCGTCATTGGTGTGAGCATAAACCGTCTGTTACAATTAGTGTTAAAGAACACGAATGGATGGACGTGGGTGCTTGGGTATACAATCACTTTGATGAAGTATCTGGCATCAGCTTCTTGCCATTCAGTGAGCATACATATCAGCAAGCACCTTATCAAGATATAGACGAAAAAGAATACAAAAAGTTCTTGACAAAAATGCCAAAGAATGTAGACTGGTCACTGTTGCAAGAGTTTGAGAAAGAGGATACCACTACAGGTGGACGTGAGTTAGCCTGTACTGCAGGTGTCTGTGAGATTGTAGACATAGAGGCAGCGTAGAAAGGAGAATACATGAGAGATGTATTGATTAATTCAATGCGTTCCTATTTAACTGGGAACATTAATAGACACCTCGCAAACATTGAAGTGTATATGAATACCACGGTAGGCATTGGCGAACATTCAGACATAATTGAAACTATTGAATTAGAACTGGATAAAGCTGCTGGCTACCACGATAAACTAGAAATGCTTACTAAGTATTTTATACAACCACAACTCCAACAGCAAGAGGAGAATAAAGATGAGGAAGAACGGACTGGGTAAATACGATGCACCACTACGCATACAATATGAGTGGGGGTATGAAGCCTTTAAAAAGGGTGGTAGGTTTGTTACTGTAAGAGGTAAGAAAATGTTTTTAGAAAGCCGCCCTAACAATCTGCATCCCAACAGTATGCAAGCACGAGAGTGGCAGCGTGGATGGAACGCTGCTTACTATGAGAATTTAGAAAAGGGTAAATATAATGGGATTAGAGGCAGATGCTAAACGATGGATGGAGAAAAAGAAAATGAGTGGTATAACCGCAACTGAATATCAGATACGTGCAGCAGAGACTGCTATCTTCCCAAAAGAAAAAGCCCTTGAGTATTTAACTCTTGGGCTGACAGGGGAAGCTGGTGAGATTGCTAATAAGGTAAAGAAACTTATACGTGACGGTGCTGACGTAGAAGGATATAATGATAAGTTAAATCAGATAGGTGCAGAGTTAGGTGATGTCCTATGGTACTGTGCTATGATAGCAAAAGAAGTGGACATGAATCTTGGCGGTGTTATGGAAAGTAATCTTAACAAGCTGGCAGACAGGAAAGCTAGGAATCGTCTACAGGGTGACGGTGACAATCGTTAATACTGGTCTTTTTTCTGTTTAGCCATTAGTATTAACAGTTGTAAATCGTTTATGCTTCCTAAATTTGGTGGGTCTTGTTTTTTTGCAGCACGAAAACTTGACATCTCTTTAAATACTATTTCTTTTAGTTCTGGATTTAGTCTTCTATATTCGTTTACCAATTTAGAATACTCAGGAAATTTTGAACCTGTTGCACCCGGTATTGAAGGATCACCATAGTATCTATTGTGAACTAAATTTAGCTGTTCAGAAATTTTCTTAACTTGATTATCAATTAAGTTTCTGTTGTGTAGTATCAATTGTTTTTTGCTGTATGTCCCCCTTCGCTTTAACTGTGCTTTTATTTGGGGTTGTCTACTTTTTACATCTCTTGCAATCATAGGTAAAAATTCATGCATCATTGCATTGTGCGTATTATCCACTGGTCCTATTCTTGTCTTTCCCTGAAAATCAAAGTCAACATAATTTAAAGATTTCAAAAATCTTTGCCAATCCTCATCTGGGTGTTCTAAATTTAAACCAAGTGCTAATTTCCATAGTGGTGCTACTCTTTTACGTTCTCCCATTATAGGAAACTTTTTAGTTGGTGCATCAAACTCTTCTTTGGGTGATAAGTAACCTCTGTTTTTTATAGGTATTTCAAAACCTTTTATAAAAGAACTTCCATCAGATAAGTCAGGCTCTCCTTCAAAAAGTTTCATGGTATCAGGTCTCATACCCATTGATCTTTCTAAATCTATTACCATGCTATAAGGTTGAAAGACACGAGTTAAAGTATTACCCAGTGCTTTTGCAAATGCTTTTTTTGTTTCTTGAGATTTAACTATGTCAGCGTCATCCATAAACATATTAGATATATCCTGACCAAAATCACCCAGTGTTTGATTAAATCTAAAGTTAGAACCTGTTAAAGTTTGTACGCCCCTATAAAAATTTCTACCTCTATCTAAGAATAGCCAACTTTCTAAATTGTTGTCTTGCAATTCTTCGTATGCCCTAGATAAATATAACCCCTGCGCTACTGGAAATTGTGGGTCTACATTTGTGTAGTGACCAGAACCGGGTACTCTTAACTTATTATATTCTTCGGGTTTGTTTGGATTATCTTTGGTATAATGATATATACCATAGAGTGCAGCTAAACCTACAATATTTCTTGCTACTCTATTTGCAGGTTTTACTTTATTACCTTTTGTTAAAGCTAACTCTAATATAGTTGGAACTGTGGCAGCAGGACTATTTGCATACACATACTCTAATCCTTTAAACATAAATCTAGGAAATGGTATTGCAAGAGTGCTACCGGGTATGTTATTTAATGCTTTCAATGCCTTTTGAAATGGATAAAATCTAGGTTGTGATGCATAAGTTTTATCTAAGGCACTCTCTACAGAATCAACTACTATTTCTGCAAAAGAAGGAGGCGGTTGATTACCTCTAGTTGGCCTCAAGGTTGGCGAGTCATTAATTATGTCTTTTATATTTCCCTTTTGAATTTCATCAAAGAAGTTAATACCCCACTCTCTCTTTAAAGCTATATTTAAATCAGTTAAAAAGTATGCATTTCTTGATAAAAATTCTTGACCCCGGTTGGGTGTATTTAAAAACTGCACAAAATCTTCTATAGGATTAAATACAGCATCTGATAAACCACCTTCACCTCTTCCTGTAGACGCTAGGGTTTCTACAATTTGATCTCTATATCTAGTAAGCTGTTGTGCAAACTCAGGTTGATTTAGCACAAGATCAGTTAATTCTTTTGCTCTTTTAGAATCACCAAACATCCAATAATACGTAGCAAAAGCATCTTTGTATACTGAGTCTCTAGTAAATGGTACAAAAGATGAACCAGCTTTCATTAAATCATTTTTAAATCCTGCTCTATCTCCCTGTTTAAGTTTCGTTAGCGCAGAATTAGACCTTAAAATAGTTTCTTGTAAAACATAAGTCATTCCTTCAAGTGGATTTCTTATTAACACAGATTCAAAGTTTCTCGCAGCAGTTGAAAATGCAGAAACCATAGCACCTCTTATTACATTTTCGCCTCGCCTTATATTTTGAACTGTACGTTTACCAAATGCTGCTGCCCCTTTACCTAAAATATTCTCTATAAATTCTGGTGCTTTTATAAACTCAAATAAATTTCTTGACGATTCTAATTCATCTTGTGCTTTTTGAAGCTGTGGTTTTGTTCGCAACTTTCCACCCATAGCTTCCTTCATTAAGCCATATTGTCTAAGACCTCTACCCTCTTTACTACCAGTTCCGATTACCATTAAAACAAAGTCGTTCATGCTTATGCCGTACTTATCTAGCATAGCGATTAATTCATCATTAGGTACGAGTTCTCCTTTTGCTTGAGCATTAAATATTTTTTCCAGTACATTTCCCTCTCCTTCAAAAGCCTTTGGATTTGATTTTTTAATATCAGCAATTGTAGCAATTAATGGCCTCATTTTGTCCGCATTAAATATAGGACTTCTGAAACCATCTGGACCCATACCTAAATCATAAGCAACATCTGGTGCTAAATCTAATTCTTCTACTTTATCTATACCTAACTGTTTTATTTTTTGAAAGTCAAATACATCCTTACCCTTTACCTTTGTTCTTAATGACCCTCTGTCTACACCATAATCATCTTCTACGGCATCCATTATTTCGTTAAGAATACTTTGATTTTTTGATGCTTCTTCTTTTGCTAAAGTTCTTTTAGCTTGAATAGCCTCTTCTGTTGCGTCCTTTATTTCACCTATTGTTTTTTCACCTCTGGCTTCTCTAGCCCGTCTCGCTTTTTCTCCTTTAGCCAGCATGTCAGCGGTTTGTATTAGGCTATCACCCTTAATTCTTTTAACGCCAAGCCCTAGTTTTTCTGCGCCTTTCTTAGCTGTTCTTAACGCTCTTTCATCAATCTTTCCCAGATTTAAAAGTGTGCCACCTTCAACTGCTTTCGTATCAAAATTACGGGGAATAATAATATCATCAGGTTTAGTTAGTCTAACAATACCTTTTATTGCTTGTTGTGCCGCTAGTGCAGAGCCAACCACGGGTGCATCTGCAACAGATATAGCATCAATAACGTCTTTTGTAAATTTTCTACCAGAAGTTTTTGGACTAAAGGGTATTAAATCTTTTCCAGTTAGTCCAGTTAACTTTTCAAAAGTACCACCCTCTACTATACCATCTTGCACCGCTTGGGTAAAAGCAGCGGCAGCATCAGATATAGTTTCACCAGTAAAAGTAAGTCCCGTATTTAACGCCCTTACCGCCCTTACCGTAGGTTTTACAACTTGACTATCTACTCCTTGCGCAACTACTCGTACAAAAGGACGCAGGTAGTCTGGAACATTCTCAACAACAAACGCTTCATCATACAGTATGTCATCAACTGGTGCATACATTGCAGCTTTAGCTTTTGCTGTATCTGAATATTCAAATAGTTTTAATTCTGCTGGTTC